CCGCACCAGCCTGGCCTCGATAGCTAGCCATGTTTCCACGCTTTCCAGCTATGTTCTGAGCCGTGCCAAGAGTTATGTCACCCAATGCCCCAGCCCTGCCTGTAGCAAGCCCTGAGAGCGCCTGAGAGCCTTGCATACCCATGTCAGACAATTGGTTAAGGTTTCCGATCTGCTGCTGTAGACCCTGTGACGCAAGCCCTTGACCGAAGCGTGTGAGTTCTCGCTGGACGTTACCACCACCCAGTCCACCAGTGGCCGCAGCACCTGCCAGGTTGCCTCTCATGCCCTGTTCAAACAGGAACTGCTCGTAGGGAGATTCTTGTCTAGCAGCGTTAAACGCATCCCGTCCGAGCGCACCTGATAGAGCCAGTTGCTGATTAAACGCCGTTGTCCCGCCTTGCTGGAATGGCTGGAAATATCCACGCGCCTCGTCGAAGCCAGTGTTAATTTGACTGCTTGCTTGAGTTCCCGCTGCTCGCAGGTCATCAATGTTGATGCCGTACAGTTGGTTGATTCGAGCAAGCGCCGCATCGATGTCAGACCGTGAGGAAGTCTCAGCACCGCGCAGGGTCGCAGTGGCATCTGTAAGCCCTTGGCCTAGAGCCTGTTCAGAGCCAAGCACTCCAGTCGGAATAGCTTCAGCTTGGGCAGTCCTGTACCTACTCTGCGCCTGATCCAGTGGCATTCCAATGGCTCTGGAGACCTGCTCAGGGCTGACTCCGTACTGCTGCATTAGAGCGAAAACTTGGCTGTCAGGAGTATTCGGGTTGTTGGCGAAATACGCTTGCAGCTCGTAATCAGTCACCTGACCAGGCACCGCTGCATCAACCACTTGTTGATTAAATCGCGGGTACGCTTCGTCCGGATTCATGCCCAGCGCATTGACCACCTGCTGCGGGCTGACCTGATATTCGCGCATCAATGCGAAAGTCTGCTCGTCCGAAATGTTCGGATTGGCTGCAAAGAAGTCGCGCAGCTCTTGATCTGTCACTTGCCCTGGCGTTGCCATAATTACCTCTGGAACGGTCGCATCTGTGGGAACTGCTGCATTGCTGGGAACTGTTGTGCTTGCGGGTTAATCAGTCCTGCCAGTGCTGCTTGGTCAATCGGTAAAGACTGAGCCTGCTGCATCTGAGGAATTCGCCCGCCCAGTAGTGCTGCTCGCATCGCAGGGATCGAGGACAAGTTGGCATTCTGAGCCGCTACGTTGCCGCCCTGATACGCTTGCATCCTTGGCATGAACGATTGGCCTTGCATCTGGTAGGCACGATTCAAAGCCTCCTGATTGATCTGGCCGGCTTGACCGTATCCACCAATCATTGTGTCCTGCGCCTGTTGGTAGGCTGGCATCAGATTAGCCATCTCAGTGTTAGCCATTGCCATCGAGCGCCTGTTGGCTTTGCTGATGTCTTTCTTTTTTGATCGCTGACTCAGTGCATTGGCTCCTGCTGCTACCGCTGCCGCGCCCATCGTAATCGGGTCAAAGCCCATGATATATCCACCTCGCCTTATGTTCAGTGAAGCCCAGATTAATCAGCATTTTCTTTAATGCAGACCTGTTATCAGGGGCCGTTGTGTAAATTTCATTCCAGTTATACGCGCTTACCCACTTCAACATCCTAACAAGCACTTCCTTGATTCCTGCCCTGTCGCGCAGCTTGCAGCAAATGTGTACTTCTAAATCGTTTTGCTTTTGGATCAGTTGCACAAGCACCTTGTCGTTAACCAGCAGAAGACCGGCTGTGGTCTGTATGTCATCAACGTATATCCCCCAAGGAATGCTCACTGTGGGGTCTTGCAAAATATCTAGCACCTGAGCCTTGCTTGGTCTGACCGCTATATTCGGCTTATCCCGCATCATCATTTTGAGTTTTGTTATACGAGAATCCATCCCTGAGTCCTGTCGCCACCGATCTGTGAAAGCATTTTACGGTATTCAATGGACCCCGCTGTGCCGGTAGAATCAATGTACAGTTGATACTGTCTGGCCTCAACTACGCCCTCTGGTGAGCCTGTTCCAACAATGGGAATACTCAGCGAAGCATCTAGCGTCCACGTTCTGAATGCTTGCGCCATTTTACCAGATTCGTCAACAATTGGCTGTCCAGCATTCAGTAGTGGAGTGGTCATTTCGTGCCACCTATGATCTCAGCGTTGAGTTGCAGTATCACTGGCTTGACTGCGTCAGTCAGAGTGAATCGGAATATCTCAAACCTCGACACTCGACCGTTGCGCCTCCAGATTGCTCGTCTGTCATACTCGCCTACTTCACCGATTGATCGTGTCCTGGCATCTGACCAAGTCTTTCCGTCTGCGCTGCGCTCCAGACTAATCACAGGATTCACAACGTCATCATTACCCACACCGGATTCAACTGTTAGCTCTAGTGACGGGACAAAGATAGACTTGAGGTTGTTCTGGAAAGGCTGGGTTGCTACTCGTCTGATAATCGTGTTCTCGTACTCTGTGTAAACAAGCGGATCAATCCTGCCAATCCTGCCGTCCACAAAGTCGCCACACAAGATTTGGTTGTAAGCCTTACAGATCGCTCTGACTCGGTATCTACTTAGATCACCATCAAGCACCGAGCGCCTTTCATGCCATCGCTTTGCAGTCAGGTCGAATACAAGAGTCGTAGTCGGCAACGTGAAACCAATAAAGTACGCCCCGTTCTGCGAATACGCCCAGGCGTAGATAGACTCAAGCTGGGACGCCGTTAGATTCTGGAGCAGGTTATCTATAGGGGTTGAGCTTATCTTCGCTGTATCGTTGCCAGAGAGCGCCCAGATGGATGGCCCTTCGTTCTCTCCACCACCCACCCAGACAACAGTATCTTGAGCGTTGATCAGTGAGTAGGGAGCGTAGACGCCTTTCTGCAAGAACAGCCCTGTGCGCTGGAATGGGAAGTCAGTCCCACCCACATTCTGGAAAGCCTCGATGGTCTGTGATCCAGAGATGAATAGCTGGTTCTTGAAGACAATAGGAGCAACAGTTACATCTGGATCAGATTCTGCCGTTCCAAAGTCCAGAGCGTTGTAGCTCAGGCCGTCATTGGGAGCTGAACAGATGAACTTCTTGGTGTCGGTTGTGCAGACAAAGTAGGAGTCGATGAAGACAACAAACTGCGGATTGCCGTTAGCGTCAAAGTCTGTGTCTGTGATCTGTGCGAACACGTTAGTGACTTGATTGTAGATGTACCCGTTGCCGCCAGGCACCAGCACCATCAACTGAGTACCGTTGTCAGCCATCGAGCATTGAGCAGTGCCTGTGATCGTGCCAAGGGTCGTGAGACTGTAGGTAGCCACACCCGCCGTGATTGTCTCGACGATCTTGTACAACACCGATCCATTGACCGCATAGGCGATGCCAGCCATTTCGTGCATCCCTCGGTTCTGCTCTTCAATTGTCCCAGAGGACACAAGCTCTACCAAGCCTGGGGTGCCAAACAGGTTCTCAGGGCTAAGTGCCGGAGCCTCGGACACGTTCACATACCAATTGAGACACTCTTGTGCGCTCAGTGGTAGTGATGGGCTGACGTAGAACCCGTTGGTGATCGGAAGTGCTGGCATCAGTTAATACTCAATACAGCTCTGCTTACCGTGATGTTGTTTGTTGCTGTGGAGTTCTGGACATAAATTTCAATGTAATCATTTGTCGCCATCGAGACTTGATACACAAGCGGAACTGCTAAGTGTGCGCCATGGCTTATCTTTGATTCGATTCTTGAGCCAGCAATTGCAGAGCCGTTCTTGTAAAAATACACCTGAATGTTTTGGTTAGAACCACTGGCTGGGTCTAAGCTCAATGCTGCGTTGATTGTCAGAATCTGAGTTGTTGCACCCGTGTAAGTGATCCGACCTGCTGTTGTACAGGTTGCGTTAGTAGACAGATCAACAGTCCACGTTCCAGCAACCAGAACAGGAGTAGCAGTGGACGCGATTACAGTCGCTGTACTGTTACCCTGCATATAGACCTGACCACGCACCTGAGCCACTGCTGGAGCGTTGGTGATAGTAATCGTGCTGCTTGCCGCTGTCAGGGTAATTCCAGTACCAGCGACCAGTGAGACAAAGGTTGGGCTGAGTGCTGTGGTGTTCAGCATCAACGGCGAGCCGGTCGAGTTAACAGTAAAGTTGTGCGCTAATGTAATTCCGTTCTCTGCTGAGACGCTGGCCGCAATCCCTGAGCCGTTCTCAAGGTTGCGGATGTTGTTAACAGTTCCGGACACATCCAAGACAGGAGTGCCGGTAACAGCGCCATCCTGAACAATCGTGCCAGTCACACCTAACCCTGAAATGAAGTTAGCGTAAGTGATCTTGTAGTTGTAGCCGTTGTAGAAGAACCCGAAATATGAGCCTGGCGTTACGGTGGTTAACGCCTCGAAATCGGACTGCCTTACACCATAGGTACGCTCAACCATTTGTGTTTATCTCCAATGCAATCCCGCCGCTGATTTCTGTTGCCACCAATGGTTCGTTCTCAGGATAGAAGTGCAGCCCATTGCCGAATTGATTGTCTTCGTTGCCAGAACCAACCGGCAGAGTTGATGGAAGGCTTGTTGGTGTAATGTATTGACCAAGCTGACGCATCGCCTGCATCCCCTCACGCGCTGTTGCAGCAAGCTCTGCTGTTACCACACCACCGTAGTAAGGAACAGACTGGAACGCCATGTTAGCGATTAAGCCAGTCAAAGCGCCAGGAGGAATAGTCACCTCGTCGGCCAGCCCTGTTACTGCTGTGTACCCAAGATTGATGCCCTTAGCCGCAAGGCTGGACATATAGTTGTTCATCGCAAAGATAAAGTCCTGATACTCGTCAGCCTCCAGTGGAGCCTCTGACGCTTGTACCAGAATCGCTTGCAGTGAAGCCTTAGCTACTTGGGCAACGGTTGCCATTTATTCAAACCTCGGTTTGGCGGTCTTAGCCGCTTGCTTGAACGATTTGGCAGTGGGAGCACCAGCAGTGCCAGGCTTACGCATCTTCTCGCCTGAGCCTTCTTTGATGCGCTTGCGCTTTGCTGCAATGTTCGCGTATAGACCTTTCATGTCACGCCTCTTTAGATTTAGCTGGCCGACCACGCTTCTTTTCTTCCACTACAGGTTCTTGGTCTTTGGGCTTCCACCCAAGGCTTGCAGCCAGTGCATAGCTACCGCTGTCAACATTGACTTCTACACCGCTTGGTTTGATCCAGATACTTGTGCTCACCATTTTTCCTTTGCGGCCCAAAACGCCGCTGACATTTTGCCCTTGTTGATGTTCTCTCGATGTCTTGCCATGAATGAAGCTCTGCGCTTGCGGTCTGCTTCAGACTCGCCCTCACGCTTTGGACTACCGCTCACACCCTGCTGGCCGAAGCGGATCGTCTTGATATCGTCGCCTACTTTGGCT